GCTCCTGATCCCATGTTGTCAATAGAACCTGAACCTGACTTCACACCAGAACCATCTGTTATTTGGACCTGTGTGCCAGATGAGTTTCTCCAGTACAGGTTTCCTGATGTAGAGTAAACTGCTGCATTAGTAGAGGATGCACTACTTTGAGAAAGAACAACTCCTTTTACTTCTGTTAACTGGTTCTCATTTAACTCCAAATCTGCATTGATATTCAATGCTGCAGGAGTGATCCTTGACCCCTTGTTTGTGGTGTGATCATGACCATCTATTGCATCAAGAGAGTTGTTGAGTGCAGTAGCCCATCCCGGTCCTGCATCTACACCAACTGCAGGTTTCTCAATGCTTGTTATGTTTGTTCCGTTTGTAATAGACATAGGCTAAAAGAAGAAGAGATCCACTGTGACTGTTCCTCCTGCTTGGAGGATCATGAACCGATTGGGGTTATCATTTGCAGTTCCTGACTCAAACACCACTTGAGCAGCATTTGATTTGAGCACTATGAAACCCTCTGGAGTAGTCTCCAGACCATGTGCAACATGAGTGTCTGTAGATCCCAACTCCACATCCTGCACCCTGTTTCCTGCAGAAAAAGGCAAAGACAACAAGGGTTGCAATGCAGTCCCAATGTAGGACTGAACTTGGTCTACAGGAGCATCTCCTGTGTAGAGTTGAGTGAAATTCTGTCTCATGCGTAGTAAAACTTTTCGTAGGAGACCACATCTGTAACTACTTCTGGTTCTCCTGCATCTCTGTTCTGTGATTCTGTGATGATTCTTTCATTCAACTGTCTTTTCTGGAGAAGAAGTGCCGTTGGATCTCCTTCTTCCTTGATGACCATCTTGATTGCAGAATCAATAATGAGGTACTCATCCCATCCTGAGTAGAAGTCAAAACGGGACTCTATGGTCCCATAAGATGTAGGATCAGACAGACCTGCAGAATTAAGGTCTGTAGTCACCGTATTTGCTCCTACTGCAGTCACGGTCTGATCTACATTGTAATCGGTTGCCAGAAAGTTCTGACCTGTGATGGTGTCTCCTATCACAAACTCATGGGAATTTGTAGTCCACATCGTAGATGTTCCTCTGGTGATTGCAGTTGTGACTTTGGATAACAGTCTTTTAGGAGAGGGTATGTACCATATCTTGATGGAATCTCCTGTGGACGGTGTAGGAGTGAACACAATGGACCCCTTTTGGATACGGTATCGATAATCCCTTGCATATACAGTCAGGGAGTTTCGGGTCCGTTGTGCCCAATTATAACGCCTGAGAGGGACAGATTCGGTGGATGTCACCACCAGATCCACCCCTCTGGATTTGTAGAAATCAGATGGAAGATCATACGTATCAGTTCCAGAAGTGAGAGTGAACGTGTATCCAGTTGTGAAGTAGTCCTCATTGAAGTTCTCACAGATGAGGTTATACAATTCCCCCCAACTGTTATTGAGATACCTCGTGAGTTCTGTATCAGTCACAAACTGTGAGTTCTCCTGATCCGCACGTTGACGGGACAGGGTTCTCAACTCAGTCAGATTAACGTAATCAGTCATACGACATCATGATTCCGTGGATTGCCATTAAGACGGTCTCCTCATCTCCGCTTTTGACTGCTTTGACAAGTTCTTTTGCCATCTCTTTCTGTTCATCAGAGTATTCATACTCTTCCATCTCTTCCTTGTCAGACTCCTTATCATAGGAATCTGAACCCCCCATACTATTTTTGAGGGGTCCAAGGATGATGGTTGCTGCTTCAGATCCCATCATATTACTCCTTTATGTCACATCCGTGTTACGGAGAAACAGAGTAAAATGAACCCTGTTATTAGCATTGGCAGCAATGTCTGCTGCAGAAGTGCCAGTGATGGTCCTGATGACCACCGTTTTGGCACTCACAACATCAATTGCACCAAACTGGACTTTAGAATCCCCTGCAGCATTAAGTGCAAGGGAGCATTGTCCACTAATCAGGGCAGGATATGTGTCTTCTAACGTGACAGTCAGTTCACCCGTCCCGGTTCTTGCAACACTCCATCCCTTGCCAGTGTTATTGGCAGAGTCAGGACTTGAAGACCCGTTTGTGGTGAATGACCCTCCTACGATTTTCGTTTCAGGATTTAATGCCTGAACCTCTCTAAAGACTCTGGATGCCATGTTATCTCCTTTATGCTAAGGCTATACGGCAATTGAATCCCGGTGCAGAGCAAGCAAGTTGTCCGTAGAATCCAACCCGGACTTCAACACCATCTGCAGAACTTTGTCTGAGAATCCTGTTTCCATCTGCATCAATGATTCCTACAGTTTCTCCAATGGTGCAAAGACTCCATGTGTCCATCTGGAGAGCATACGCAACTCCTACAGGACAGTCCTTATCAGGAATGATCTTCGCAACTCCATACGGGGCATACATTTCCATAGAACGGAAACCTGCTCCTGTATTTGGATCAACTTCACGTTGAACTGTGGACTCTAATTCCTTCTCCAGAGCAATGAAGTCTGTGAAGGAAACAAAAATGTGATCAGGTTGTCCTCCCTCTCTGGCACATCTTCCAAGACCATTGATGATGGTCTCTTCACGGGTTGAGGAGAACGCAACTCTCTGACCTCCCAGACGGGTTGGGTCCACACTTCGGTCCTGACCAAAGAATGCAGTTGAACCGGGAGCACTAGAAGGAACCCAATCTGCCAGACCACTCACACCATTATCGTAGTTTCCTTCGATATAGATGTAGTCATTCTGGGCAATTGCAGAGATTCCTGCACTCAGGTTTGCACTGGTAGTGACCTGATTTGAGGTTGCATCCCGATCCACTGCAGCCACACTCAGTGAACCTGAACGTACTGAACCTCCTGAGAGGGTTGCTGAAGTGACAATCTTCTGATTGACTTCAAAATTCAGTGCATCGGTATCTGTTACCAGATCCAGTGTGGTTACACCAAAGGATGAGTTGTTCACCCGTCCTATGGATGCAGAAGAAGCACGGAACAGTTGCCGTGAGAGTGCATCTCCCACTGATTTTGCAACCTGATCGATTTCTGTTACCGCAGCATCTAAGAAAGCATATTCGTTTCCTTGTGATGCTAAAAGTGTCTCACCGTCTACCGTTGCAACACCGTAGTGCTTCTTACGGGTGATCAGAAATTCTGCAATCTGGGATGCAGTTGCATTGGATTGTGCGGTACTGAAGGTACTGCTAACCCCTTGAGGTCTTCCGTAGATTACCGGGATTGGTAAGTTTTTCCCTTTGAACCGTGGGTTCTTGGGAACCAGTGTCAACCAAGGGTGATTCTTATAAACCGTGTCAATTACAGGCTTGTCCCTGTAATATTGCTTGAGAGCATTGTCCCAAGATGTCATGTCGGCACTTGCCATTGTCAATAAACTCCAAATATAAAGTCATGTTTAGACTCCCGATTTGGATTCACGAAAAACATTGACTGCCCTCTCCAGTGCTTCATGCTTGGAAAGTGGACCTGTCTTTGTCTCTGAAGTCCTCAACCGGGATGTTCCTTTTTGTGAAAGTGTCCTCGATTGACTTTTCTGGACTTCACCCAATGGCTTTTCTGAGGGTGAAACTATTTTGTATATAGACCTGACTTTTTCATTCTGAACTGCTTTATCCATGAAATCTTTGTAAGTCTTTTCAACCTGACCCAAGACTTCCTCATTGGTGAGGGTCTCCCCACCATTGATTGCATAGTGTTTCTGAATATCCAGAACGCTTTGTTGTGCTTCATCCCAAAAGGCTGAAACCAATGGATACTTTTCTGTTTCATTTACCATACTTTTCAACTCAGAAACATAAGACTGCACCTCCTGAGATGCTAACTCCTTCTGCTTCTGCTTATCTGATTCAAACTTTTCTTTTTTCAACTGTGAGATTTCTTCCTGCATCTTCTGCAGTGCAGTCTTCTCACTGGATCTGCCAAGCACCTGATCTGTCATGGACTCATAATTAGACCCTAACACCTCAGATGCTTCCAGATGCTTACCCTGCTCAATTAAGTTTCTTGCTTCCTTGAGCTTACTGAGATCATCATTTTGATCCTTTAACTCCTGTTCCTTCTGGAACAATTCTCTCTTCTTTTTTGCAACCTCACTGAAAACCTTGGAAACCTTGGGTTCCTCCTTCTCAGATTCTGGTTCCACCTCTTCTGCAACAACCTCTTCTGGAGTATCCTCCTGAACTTCTTCTACAGACTCCTCACTGATGAGTCCCTTGTCCCTGAAGAATTGCTGTGCTTCTTCTGATAGTTGTGAAGTTTCCTCCACTACTGCTTCCACGGTCTCTTCTACTACTGCAGTCTCTTCCATTAGTATTGCATCCAAGTTCTTAACTGTTTTAAAGTAGGATTATTAAATGTCTTAACTTCTACACCAGATTTTGTCCCATCATAAGCAGTATATGCTTTAATTTTTCCATCTTTTGTATAGGTATAAGTGTTTGGTTTACCAGAAGTTTCAGAGAATTTATAACCATGATCTTCTAAAAATCTTTCAGGCAATCCCTTTTTTCTTTCCTGAAGTTGGACATCTGGGTAATCCCTTTCCTTATTTCTTGTTCTTTTAGGTTTTGCTCCTAATCCTCTAGGACCACCCTTCAATTCAGATAGAATCTCTCCAACTTTTATATTTGGAAGCATTTTCCTTAATTCTTTCTTCATATTGGTAATGGCGATTCAGGTGTATCTGGAGTCTGTGGCATTTCTGGCATCAGATCCGTTGGTGCAGGAACCTCCCCTGCAGGGGATTGAGCAGGTGATTCAGGAAGTCCCTGCGGTAACTGTGCTTGTAACTGTGCCTGATTGAGCATGGTCTGGGTTTGAACTATGAACTCATCCAAGAGTGCAATCTTGTCTGCATCCACATTCTTCTGCCTTGCTTCCAAGTATGCTAACTGAAACCTCTGTTTGGCTAAGTTGAGATCCATGTACGGTTCTGGACCCACATACTCTCCATCATCCAAGATTTTACTGATCCTCCACTCCACATCTGCTTCTGCTGCTTCATAAACCTGTGTAACTGAATTGAGGTCTGGGAAATCTAGCAGTCTTGTGATCTGCTCTCTTTTGTCAATGACCTTCAAATTGATCAGTTCCTGAACGGTCTGAAGTTTCCCTGCAGGTAGGGAGGGAAGGATTGAAACAGGATAGGGTTCCAAGATGAACTCATCCCGTGCCAATCGTATCTTCTCAAAATCAACCTTGGACATCTCCCTGCGGTATGTGGTCTGAACGGGAAATGATCCCTTTTCCTTCACAATGTCTTCTGACAAGTCAAAATAGTGCTCTGCTGCACTCATGAATGCAGATTCGTAACGTCTTCCAATGAGGATGAACCTCTCAGTTTCGATGTCGTGATAAATTCTCAATGCAGCCCCGGATTCCAATCCTGCAGGTTTCTTTCCTGTGGCAGACAACTCTGAAATCCCTGAGATCTCGTATGCCCTCTGATAGAGTCTGTCTAAGTGATTGAAGACCTCTGGATGGACTGCCTGTGGTGTGTAAACCGTAGGAGGTTGTCCATTGTAATGAATGATCGTTCCGGGTTGGTTTCTGATGTGAGAAGGTGCAACTTTGCTTCCTGCCTGAAGAAACACCATTGGAACACTCAACAAGTGCATCGATTGCTGAATCCTGATGCACAATGCATTGATTTCCCTCTGAACAGGATACAGTTGCTCTGCTAGGGAGATTCCACCAAATCCTACAATGGAATCACTCCATTTGAGGAACAGAAACGGGAATTTATCCCTGCCATACTCCTCATCTAAGAGTGTGGTTCCCTCTACACAGATAACATGTCTTCCATCATCTGAATCTGGAGATGTGGGTAAATGCCATGCTTCTACAACCTCAATCAAGTCTGAATCTGGAGTCTCATTCTGATTTTCTGTTCCAATATTGTTGATTTGAGTAGAAAACCCTGAAAAACGGTCCAAAAGGTAAGTTTTATGGACTTTTTTCACCTGATAGAGACTCTGAGGGTCTCCATAGAGTGCATCATCTAAATCCCAGAGCATTTCATTTGCAAAAACTCTCTCAACATTGATTTTCTCATCCTCTGAGTAGATTTTGAGCACCCCAATGTCAAAAATACAGGAATCCTGAAAGATTTTGGGCATCAAATCATACAGTTTGGTCTGCATGAAGAGTCCCTCCATCATTCTTCCCATCATTTTGGCCTTATTTTTCAGAGAATAATCACCTCCTTCCGTCAAATACATGGGTCTGGGACGGTTCTTACCAATCTTGGATGTAATCGTGTCAATCATTGACTGTGTGACATTCAACCTCATCCTCATGTCATCACGTTTGTCCAGAGCATAACTTGCAGTCTTTACCACACCCTGCTTGAAATCCTGAAGATCATACCTCCTCTGAGAATAAACCCTCAGATGCTCAAGATTCGCAATCATCCTGTCATAATGATTGTCTGTGAGTTCATGGATTACTCCCATCAACTCTGAGTGACAATCATCAATATCTGCTTCCCACCAAAACATCAGCTTCTAAAATGTGAGTTTACCATTGTGTCCTGATCCACTGGATCTCTGAACTGAGGAATCACCTGTGGTTGCTCCTCCATCTCCATGTTGAACTCCACACTGATTCCCATTCCCTCAAAAGTCTTAACA